TATGGTAAATTTACTAAAGCAGATTTTCAACCATGGTGTGGATCATTCGTTAACTGGTGTGGCAATGAGGCTGGGGTAAAAATTCCAAATACCGTTTACACTCCTGGTGGTGCACAAGCATTTAAAAAAGCAAACTCATGGATTGATGGTGATTTAGCAGATCCAGAACCAGGCGATATTGCATACTTTGATTTTCCATCTGACGGGGTAGACAGAATTAGCCACGTAGCAATAGTAGTAGCAGACAATGGAGATGGAACAGTCTGGTGTGTTGAAGGAAATACTTCAGGAGATCCAAAGGGTAGCCAACGTAATGGTGGAGAGGTTTGTAAAAAACTTCGTGCCTTTAAGAAAAATAAAAAAGGAATTATGGTTTCAATTGTAGGGTTTGGCAGACCTAAATTTGGTTCTGCGCCTGCAAATACAGCAAAAAAATCTTCAACTAAAGTAAAAACATGCTCAGCATGTGGTCAAAATATTAAATAAAGGTGTTTGACTAAATAATAATCGTTTGCTATACTTAAAGGGTATACTCTAAGGGGATTTAGTATGACTGTTTTGGCTGTAGTCCGTCACGAAAATAAAGTTTATATGGCTGGTGACCGTGGTGCATCTGATGATAATACAATTCTTTCTTTAACAGCGCCAAAAGTTTGGAAACTTGGTCCATATCTACTTGGATATGCAGGAGCATTAGACGGAGAACGAATTAGATATAATTTTAACCCATATGTTCCAGATATTAAAGATATAGATAAGTTTATGCAGACCAAATTTATTAAACAACTCAAAAACTTTTATAATGACTGGTGGGTTGATACTGGTAAAGAGGCTGATCTTGGTTTAATTATTTGTGTTAAAGGACAAATATATGAGCACAACGCAGTTGATATGTCTTTATCTAAATACAATTTAGATTATTTAGCCATGGGTTCTGGGGCTGAATATGCTTATGGTTATTTAAATGCTACCGAAAAATCTAAAGATCCTCGTAAAAGAGTTGTAGGAGCAGTAACCGCTGCCATTAGGTTTAGCCCATCTTGTATGGGCCCAATTGACGTAGTCAGCATTTAAGAGTATAATTTATATATGGCAAACTTTGATGATATATTAAAAGATCTTCAAGAGGAGGCATCAAGTCTTGATGAATTTGAGATTTGGTTAAATAATGGAATTGAGCGGGGATGGATAACAGAACCGTTCTGCAACACTCATGAGGGAGATCCTTATATGAGTGAAGAAGAAGCACAAGAGTGGGAAGAGGGCGGAGACCCTTGTCAAGTAATAATAAAAATAAAAAACAACTAAGGAGTAAAATGAAAAAAAGTTTAAGTATTTCTGGATTATTTGCAACAATTTTATTAGCATTAAATGTTTCATCTGCCAGCGCAGATCCAACATATGCAGTACTTGATGCAAATGGCAATGTAACAAATATTATTGTATGTGGAAGTGCTTGTGCTGGTGGAACTTTTGCAGGACAAACAGTTGTTCCACAAGTTGCAGCAGCCCCAAGCGGTGAGAACCGTGGTGGATTTTGGTATGGTCCAGGAACTACGACTTATGACTCTAGTTCGGGAACTTTTACAATGACAGATAACAGAACAATAACTAATTCAATTTCTGAAGAAGAAAATGGAGAAACAATTACATCTTCAGCAACTATATTTGGTGGAGCAACAACACAGTTTAAATATTCAGACACTGTTGGCGATAACTTATTTACAAGACTTGGTTTTGCATATGGATATAAAGAAGAAACTTCTGCATCTGTTTCTGTAAATAAAAATAACATTACTGAATCTTTAGATTTTGGAAGTAGAAAAACAGGGGCTCAAGTTCAACAATCTATTGAAAATTCTGGACTAGCATTACTTAATTCTAAAGTTCAAGCATTAATTTCTTTACTTGGTGGTTGGGTTAAATAATATAAGTGTTGCGGAAGTAACTCAATGGTAGAGTACTACCTTGCCAAGGTAGATGTTGCGAGTTCAAATCTCGTCTTTCGCTCCAAGGCCCTATCTTCTAGTGGTCAGGATACCAGGCTTTCATCTTGGTGAGCAGAGTTCAATTCTCTGTAGGGCTACAAATTCTGATATAATAGTTATGTACCTGCCCATAAGGGGGGTATATTAACTTATTCGCTTGAAAGGGGAATAAAATGGTAACACAGTTTGCAATGGATCTATTCAATGATCCTTTTTTTATTGGCTTTAACAGAGAGTTGGGCCGTTTAAACACAGCACATAAAGTAAATTCACAGTCATATCCTCCGTATGATCTTCTAAAACTAGATGAAGATACATACCGTTTATCCGTTGCTATCGCAGGATTTACTAAAGAAGATATTAATGTTTCAGTAGACAATGGAACCCTTGTAATTAAAGGTGAAATTGTTGATGTCACAGATGTTGAAGTAGTTCACAAGGGAATCGCTGGTCGTAAATTTGTACGATCTTTTGCTCTTGGTGAATATATGGAAGTGTCTAGTGCAGAACTAAAAGACGGAATGTTGACAATTAATATTGTTCGTGTTATTCCTGAAGACAAAAAACCTAAAGTAATTAAAATAAAATAAAACAACAACAACCTAGGCATGTTGCAAAACTGCCTATTATTTGATATACTTGTAGTAGAACTTAAGGAGAGTTTATGCCTAGATACGACTACAAATGCTCTATTTGTTCCTCACAAATTGAATTTGAAAAATCAATCGGTGATGACAAAGATCCAGTATGCTGTAATGAATCTATGCAAAAATTATGGAGTGCTCCTGCTGCAATTTTTAACGGTAGCGGATTTTATTCAACCGACAACAGAAAGTAGATGTATAATAATACCATGACTAACATTGTTCAAGAACATCCAAGCGTAGTTTCAAAAAAATACATACTAAATGCCAATGATCGTTGTGATAAATGTCAAGCACAAGCCTTAATTAGAGTTAAAGGCTTATCTGGAGAATTAACATTTTGTAATCATCACTATGAAAACATAATGAACAATCCTGAATCACACAATAAGATGATGGCTTTTTTAGTAGAAATTCTTGATGAACGTGAAAAACTGATTAAAGACAAGCCATTGGGGGGCGTATAATGTATGAGTATTTTGTTGAAGAAGTAAAAACTGTTGTTGATGGAGATACAATTGATGTTGTTATTGATTTAGGTTTTGATATTTTATTTGCATCTCGTGTTCGTTTGGCTGGAATTGATACTCCAGAATCACGCACAACAGATAAAGCAGAAAAAGTTCTTGGTCTTGAGGCTAAAGAATACTTAAAGAAACAACTTAAAGATGCAAAATCTGTTGTTATTCGTACAGAAAAAATGAATTCATCTGAAAAGTATGGACGTATTCTTGGTTGGGTATATGTTAATGGAGAGTCTGAATCAGTTAATAATAAAATGATTAATGATGGATATGCTTGGGGATACCTTGGGGAAACCAAAGTTAAAGATTTTGAACTATTAAAAAAGGCTAGATCAAAGTCTGGTAAATGAAAAACGTTTTTTATTTTACAGCAGAGTGGTGCGGTCCCTGTAAAAAAACAAGACCGATTGTTGAAGAAATGAAAAGAGAAGGTTTTGAGTTTCAGATAATAGATGCAGACTATGAGCAGTTGCTTGTTAAAAGGTTTGGAATAAAATCAGTTCCTACTTTTATATTATTTGAAAATGAAAAAGAAGTTAATCGTATGACTGGAGCAAAAACAAGAGAAGAACTGCAGAGTTTTATTGATGGAAAATAAACCTACTTCTTTTTATCATTTACAAATAGCAAAATGTGGTGGAACATATTTAAATAATATGATTATTCATCAATTATTTAATATTTTAAAAAACAATAATATTTCCTATATAGATGGAGAGCATCATCTTGGCTGGCAAGAAATAGAAAACAACTATGTAATTTCATCTTTAAGAGATCCAGTAAAGAGAACTGTAAGTCATTATGCATACTATAAAAATGGTGGTCAAAACGGACCTATTCCAGAAAATGTTCCTAACTTTATGAATTGGGTAGAAATAAATAAAGACTTTATTTCAAATTATCAAATTAAAAATTTTTTATATACAAAAAAGAATTTTGATTTAAATCCTTTTAATCCTACAGCAGGGCTTGACCCAGATTTTTTAACAATAAAAATAGATAAAGTCACTGCATTTGATAGAATTAAAAGTGTAAACGTTTTATTAAAAGATACTCAATTAAATAATCAGGCATGCAATACTATTATGAAGAAAATATTAAAAGATTTTAATATAACTGATAGTTTTTATATTGATAATAAAAAAGAATATGATCACAACATAACAAAAGGCTCTATAGAACTATACAATAGTTTAACAAAACAAGACATAGACTATCTTTATAATTTAAATAATTTAGACTCTGAGTTATATTTTTCACATTCACTATATTTTAATGCTAAGGATTTTTAATGAAAAATAAATATTTTAATGGTGCTCATGAATGGCAAGAAAGTGATGTAGATACGATTGGATTACCAAGACCATTCGCTAGGCCAACTAGAAAAGATTTAGCAAAAAAAGTTCCAATACCTTGGCAGTCTGAAGATAGATTTGAGTCTTTAGGCCATCTTGGGTTAAACCTTAAAAATGAAGACAGGGTTTATATAGAAGAGTTATGCCCATACTGTGGAATAAAAATTAATAATAAAGAAGTTGTAACAAGATGGTTTACCTGTGAACTAACTCTTGTCAATAGAGACCATAGATGGGTTTACTCAGACTTACATCCATTTCATATAGACTGTATGAAAGAGGGTAGGATTTTTTGTCCACATATGAGAAAATTAAATGATAAAGATTTTGAAACTGGAACATATAAAAAGTTAAAACAAAATGCAATCAATGATGTAATAAAATCAAAGGAGTTAAGAAATGAAAAAATTATTCAAAAGGATATTCAATCCTGATGGGAAAACTATGACTTCAGACGAAAATGAAATGATTGAAAAATTAATTCTTGAAGGAGCCCTTGAGGTTGCTGGTGTTGATTCTGAAGATGGATCATTGCTATATTCATTTACCTCCAAAATTGAGCAGGTAATGCCAGAACTTTATCATGATCATCTTAATAGAGTTAATGCTGAAATACTTTCATTATGGGAAAGAGGCTATGTAGACATAGACTTTTTAGCAAAAGAGCCAATAGTTACAATCACAAATAAGTCTTTTGATCCTGTAGAAATGTCAAAACTACGCAAGCAGGATGTCTGGGCCATAGAAGAACTTAAACGCCTAACTCGTAAAAAATAACTCTGATATAATCAGTATATAACTTAGGAGGTTTGACATGCCACATATAAAAGAAGGCGATTTTGTAATGGGTGCAACAACAGAAGGCCTAATTCACGGCATGGTTGAACACATAATGATAGAGGGTGGAACTCTTGGAACTCCAGGATCTAGGTATGCTCTTGAATCAAAGCCACCAGAAAATCCTGCTATGTCTGTTAGAATTTACAAAGAAGAAAATGATAACTGGGAACCAACTGCTTACAGTATTGGTATGATGCATGCAGATGCACAAAAAATAGATATTAAAGAACATGAAATGGATGCAGAAGAAACAATGAAGTCTTATCATTCAGATGATGAAGAAATGGATAAGTGGGACAACGTAGCAAAAGCATGTTGGGTTGGATATGAACAACGTGGTATGAAAGAAAAGGGCGGACGCATGGTTCCTAATTGTGTTCCTGTTGGAAAAACATACGAGATGAAAGATGATATGGAAAAAGCAAAATCAGTTTCTGTCGGAGATCACGTAACATTTGGAGTTCCAAAACCACCAGATAAGACAGAATCTGCACACGGAGTTGTAGAAAGAGTTGAACGCTCTGGAACTGTAAATATTGCAGGTACAAATGAAAAAGTAGAAGCGTCTGCAGATAATCCTGTAGCAGTTATAAGGGTTTATGCAACAGATGAAAAAGGCAAAAGAACAAAGACGGATAGACGTGTTGCAAAGCCAGTTAAATCTTTAAGAGTTTCTTCTGAGCCAATTGATAATGAAAAAATGTATGACATGGATGATGAAATTGAAAAAGTTTCTTCAGCAAGACTACAAGAATTGGCAGATGCATATAATAAAAATAAAGAAGGCAACAGTAGGATTACAGTAGGAGCATTAAGACAAGTATATAATCGTGGCATTGGAGCATATAGGACTAACCCTTCATCAGTACGTGGCAGTGTTTCTAGCGCAGAACAATGGGCAATGGGTAGAGTAAATGCGTTTATGGCTGGACTGCGTGGAAAATTTCCAAGAAAACCATTTGACTTAGATTTATTTCCAAAAGGACATTCAAGATCAACAAAGAAATCGTTGTTTGAAGATTTTGCAAAAAGCGTAAACAAGCCAGAAAGGGTTGTAAACCTTTTCCCTGATTCTAATCCAATTAATAAACAAGTAGAAGGATGGGGCGGATCTATATTTGATTTAAATCCGTTTAAAAAATAATGTCTAAAAAATCTTCAGGATCTTTTTTTAAAAACCATGCATTTAATCCATTGCAAATAAAAAATGGAAGAATCGTTCGTTTAAGAAAAGACGGCAGTATTAAAGCCGATCTTGGTCAATATCCAAAAGAAAAAAAGGGGGCAAGTAATGGCAAATAAAGAACAAAAGGGTAATGTTAATAAAAAGAAAGAGCCAAAAATGACTCTTAAAGAAAAACGTGCTATCAAGCAAGAAAAAAAGAAATCAAAATGAATACATTTTATTTCTTACATTCATTAGCAATAGGCTTATTAATGATCGGTTCATTTTTTTGGGGTAAGTCTTATGAAAAAAACAAGGTAAAAGAACATGGCTGATACATACTCTCCTACATCTGGTATGAAGGCTGCTGCTCGTCGTGCTTTAAAATGGAAGGCAGATGGCAAAGCCAAGGGAGCGGGAACTCCAGTAGGCTGGGGTCGTGCAACTGATATTGTTAATGGATCAGTAATGTCTCTTAGCACTGTTAAAAGAATGTATTCTTTTTTCTCACGTCATGAAGTAGATAAAAAAGGCAAAGGTTTTTACGATGGTCCAGAGTTTCCATCTAATGGAAGAATTATGTGGGATGCTTGGGGTGGCGATGCAGGATTTTCATGGAGCCGTGCAATTGTAGAAAGAGAAAAGAAAAAACTAGAAAAAGTTTGGCAGGGAACTGCCTTTGATCTAAGAAAGTAGGGGGTAATGGAAAATTTAGAAAAAAATGAACTACTTCAACTGATAAGATTTTATAAACAAAAACTATCTGACGTAGAACTAGAGTCATTAAAACTACAACTTGAGGTTAATAAACTCAACTCTATGGTTTTAAGTTTAAGCCAAGAACCAGTTAAAAAAACTAAATAACATGGAATATTTATTAGTTATAGGCTTGACATTGCTGTCTTATTGGTCTATAATTAAAATATCAAACAAAAGAAGAATGATATTTTTAAACAAGAATAAATATAGGCAGAGTTCTATTTATGAAATGGTTAAAGATGTTGTTCCAAAGCAAAGGTTTGATAAGCCTAAAGTTATAACGCAATCTCAAAGACATATTCAAAAAAATATGCTAAGGGTCGTAATAGCAGACGGAAGTGCATATTGGATATTAAATAATGTTTTTTATACTGCAAATGCTATAAATGGCAGAGTAGATGAAGAAACAATCAAGCCATTAGATATTGAAAATATGCCAACAAAAGAATTAGACAAGATGTTATCAATACTTGATGACTTAAAACAAGGGGTAGGACCAAATGATAGTAGCAGTACAGGGAACAAAGGAATTTAACGACTATAACGTATTCCTTCGTGCCATGAGCGTTGCTTTATCTGGCATGAAAGATGGAGATAATGATTTTATTATTTACTCTGCTGGCCCATCAAGAATAAATCACTTTGTTTCAGAGTTTTCTAATTTATCAGAACGAGGAATGAAGGCAAGAGGCAAAAAAATTAAGTTTTATAATGCTGCGCCAATATGGTTAAGTGAAAATATAAATCAAGTTAATTATTTTGCTTTTTTAAGTCGTCCAAAAGAATCAAAATCAAAGTTGGTTCTAGTTGCAGAAGCAAACAACATTGATGTTGGTCTTTTTAGGTATTAGGAGAATAAAATGATTATTAGAAGTTTAAATACAATGGAAAAAATTATAAATAAAAATAAGAATTTGCTGTGGCGTGGCTGGGATGTAATTGATTTAAAAGAATCAGAAGTTGCAAAAACATCTCCAATGGGTATTAGAGTAAAAGATAAATGGTATTTACATAGAGTCTATAAGCCTGGTCGTAATGGTTGGGATATACCCAATAAGTATAAGGATTAATCTTGAAACAGCATTTGTGGAAAGACGAAGCCTTATGTTTGGGAATGGAAAACAATTCATTTTTTGATAAATATGAAGATCATGAAGAATCTAGAAAAGGTGTTGACGCACTTTGTAAACAATGTCCAGTAAAAAAAATATGTTTTGCAAACGGTATATCTGGAAAAGAGTGGGGCGTCTGGGGTGGAGTATACTTAGAGGGTGGAGAAGTTTCAAGAGAATTTAATAAGCATAAAACTAAGCAAGACTGGTCAAATACTTGGCAAGCACTAACAATGGAGTAATGATGATTATACAAATAATTGGACTACCTGGCTCTGGAAAAACGGAATTAGCAAAAGCCCTTAAAGAACGTATTAATGCTATTCATCTTAATGCAGATGAAGTACGTGCTACAGTTAATTCTGATCTTGGATTTACCCCAGAAGATCGCATAGAGCAGGCACGACGCATGGGAGAAATGGCAAGACTTATTGCCAACCAAGGAGTTGCCCCAGTAATTGTAGATTTTGTTTGTCCAACAGATGCGACAAGGGAAGCATTTGGTAAACCAGATATTCTAATTTTTATGGATACAATTAAAGAAGGCAGATTTAAAGATACAAATAAGATGTTTGTAGCACCAAAAGAATTTGACTTTATGTTTTCTGATCATGAAAAAAATTCATACGAAAAAGCAAGTTTAATTATTTCTTTGTTTGAATTACATGATTGGTCTGCACCAACAACACTTATGCTTGGTCGCTATCAACCATGGCATGAAGGGCATCACGCTTTATATAAAGAAGCGGGTAAGCGAACTAATCAAGTATTACTTGGAGTCCGAAATACATACAATACAAGTGAAAAGGACCCACTTAAATTTGATCAGGTAAAAGAATATATTGCTAAGGATGATTTTATGAGTGCTGCCATGGTGCTTAGACTTCCAAACATTACAAACATCGTGTATGGTAGAGATGTGGGTTATAAAATTGAAGAGGTAGAACTTGCTCCAGAAATACAAGCAATTTCTGCAACTCAAAAACGAAAGGAACTAGGAATATGAAACACCTAAAATTAGTTCACGAGAATTATTTTAAACATATGTTTGAAGCATGGCTTATAGTAGTTACTTTTATCGCTGCTGGATTAATTTGCTTTATACATTCTATTTTCCCATTTTTGTTTCAGACAACTGCTTCAACAATGGTAAAAAACATTCTTACAAGAACAAATAATAGGCAGGGAACAAGATGATTGATCGTTTTAAGAAGTGGTTTTTTAAGCCAAATCAGCATTTTCAAATTCGCTATAATACAAAAGTTGCAGATGGTGATTTAGTATGGAGAATTATTGCTGATGGAGAAGAAAATCTAGCAAGTAGCATTGAAATTAGTGGGTATGTTTATGGAGAATCATCTTTTATAGATGGTGAAAGAAAAATGAATATTTCTTGTGATGGAAAAATTTATTGGAATGGTAATTCTGCAGAAATTATTGCTAACAAAAGGCCAGAAATCTTACAATGAATGTAAGCAAATCTAGGTCTCTTGTTAAATCAATAGTCTGGAGAATGGTTGCAATCTGCACCACATTTTTTTCTATTTATATAATTACAAAAGAAGTTAAAATAGCAACTGCTGGAGCATTGCTAACAAATATAATTAATTTTATATTATATTATTTACATGAAAGATTTTGGGATAGGGTGCAATGGGGCAGAAATTAATGTACACAGATGAAATGCGTAGGGCTGTACACTCAATTACACCGCCTAAAGGATTTGGTATAGAAATTATTGACAATGAGCACTTTCTTACAGTAAAATTAGATGAAAGAAAATTTTTACATATGGGGCACGATGATAAAATATCAGCCCTTCAATATGTAGTAAAAATAAAAAAGGCTTTAGAGATAAACGGAGCAATTGTATTAGTTACAAGAGAGGCAGTAAAATGATAAAACAGATTGGCTTGTTTTTTATTTGTAAAATTAAATCACATAACCTTGTTGACGCTGGCTCTTGTCCATTTACTGGTAAAAGTTATTCAGCCTGTCTAAGATGTGGAGTAACAGTAACAAAATGAAAAAGAAAATAATTATATTAATCCTGTCAGCAATATCTATTTTTATTGCAATTAATTTATTCTTTGCTTCAAGGCTTAGTCAATTATCAGACTTAGATTTATTTGACATTGAGGAAGATGATTAATGCAAACCTTTTTACCATACAAAGACTTTGATCAATGCGCTGAGACTCTTGATAATAAGCGTTTAAATAAACAAATACTAGAGTCTTATCAGATACTGAAGGTTTTATCTGGTCAATCCCCTTCAGGTGCATGGCGTAATCACCCAGCGGTACTGATGTGGAAGAATGCTGAAAAATCATTACTCACGTATACAAGAGCCATGATCAAAGAGGCTGGCATTAGAGGTATTAAGACAGACAAGAATGAGGCCAACATAGAGGCTCTGGAGGTCGTTTCTGGGCATCTGTGGGGTACTGATAAGCCAGTCTGGAGTAAGTCATCTCATGTAAATCGTGTAAATATTACCCATAGAGCCAACCTTTATCGTAAAGATTATATTTATTACGCAGAGTTTTATAAAGATACTCAGAGTGAATATAATAAGCCTTGTTGCAAAAAGTGTTTATACTATTGGACAACTCACGCCATTAGGGATAGAGTACAATAGATATTATGGAAATGATGTTTTTGATATTTTTTGCTACCCTGTCTTTTTCCTTTGGACTATCCTATTGGGCTACCTTTGATAAATTAAAAAAGTCTAACCTATTGCTTGCTGAACTTTTTATAAAAACCAGGGCACTTGAAGAGTTAAACTCTCAAGTAAATAACGGTATGAGTATGTCTGACGACACAATACATAAAGAAAACTTTATAAAGTTTCTATCTGACTCAAGAGATTGGGCCTTTGAGTATATTGAAAGGTCTCAGCAAACCATTAAAGAGGTTTCAGATGAACTGAGAATAAAAGGTTTGGATAACTACTCTGACAAACTTTTGGCACTTTTACCAGAAAACAACACTAAATGAAATTAAAAAACAACAAGGTATCCTTTATACCAAAAGATAAAGAGACTGAAATTTGTATTCCAAGACCTCAATCAAGTAAAAAATATATCCCACAATGGTTTAAAGATATGCCAATAGAAGTTCCAACTATAGATGGACTTGGATCAGACATGACTGCTAAAAAATGTATACCGTTTTTAGATTCATTAACTTCTGGGTATACACAAGAACTTCCATGCGATGTATACATTAGTTGCAATACGGAAGAGGATGATCCAGAAATTAACTATAGGTGGCTTGGTGGAATTAGACCTCTTTCAACTAGAAGAGAAGATACTAGGTCATCAAACTCTATGCCACACTTTCCTGGATACTATAAAACAGAGTTTCATTGGAACACCTTTTGGGAACCAAAAACTCCAACTGGTTATAGTACTCTATATTTTCATCCAGCAAACAGGTTTGATTTACCATTTATGACACACAATGCAATTATTGATACAGATAAATGGCCAATTACTGGACCTGTTCCTTTTGTAATTAAAAAAGGTTTTTCTGGATTAATACCTGCTGGGACTCCAATGTATCAAATGATTTTTATTAAAAGAGAAAATTGGGATTCAGAGGGAGCAGAGTATGATGAAAAATATGTAAAAAACATATCTTATTCTGTACGTAAGTTTATAGGTGATGGATATAAAAAACAAATTTGGTCAAAGAAGGAATATAACTGATGAAAGAAATTTTATTATCAGTACTAACAGGTTTTGGATGCGGTGTCGTGTTCGCAGCATTCAAATTGCCAGTACCAGCACCACCAGTTTTTGCGGGAGTCGCAGGAATTATTGGTTTATGGATTGGCTATAAAACACTAACACAAATTATATCCTAGGAGGAATAATGAATAACTTATTAAACGATAAGTCAAAGGCAATGCTGGCATCATACGGACGATCTGTCCTTGGTTCAGTAATTGCACTTTACATGGCTGGCGTAACAGATCCAAAGGATCTATGGGCTGCACTAGTTGCTGCTTTAGCGCCAGTTGCATTGAGAGCGCTCAATCCTAATGATAAGGCGTTTGGCGTACTACCAGATACTGGTATGATTTCAGATGCTCTTGGCAAGATTGTGCCTGTTAAAAGTGCACCAAAGAAAAAGGCTGCTAAGAAAAAGTAGTTTAATTAATAGAGGGGGCAACTTTAAAACTTGCCCTCTTTATTTTTTTTATAATGGGGATCAATGGATTTTGTATATATATGTAAAGACGGAGTAAACGAAGAACTAAAGTATTCAATTAGATCTGTCGTTGAAAGTTTTCCAGAAGCAACTATATGGGTTGTTGGCGGTAAGCCTGACTGGTATATAGGAAACTATATAAAGGTAGAACAAAAAGAATCAAAGTATAAAAATGCTGTAAAAAATTTAGAAACAATTTGTTTTTCAGAAGAAATATCACAATCATTCGTCTTAATGAATGATGACTTTTATATTATTAAAAAAATAAATAAGATAGAAAATTTTCATAGTGGCTTCCTATTAGATAAAATAAACTTATATCAAAAATTAAACGGCAACTCTCAGTACACCAGAAAACTTTCAGGCACATATAAAAAACTTAAAGCCTTGGGGTTTGAAAACCCTTTAGACTATGAACTCCACGTTCCCATGATTATGGAAAAAGAAAAATTAAAAATAGTACTAGAACTTTTAGATCAGTTTTTATGGAGGTCCATATACGGAAATAAGTTTAATGTTGGTGGCACACAAATGGAAGACGTTAAAGTTTACAATTCTGGACCATTAGTTCTTAAGTCTTATAATTTAAACATAGATGATCATACATATTTATCCAGTGCGGATAGTTCCTTCAATAGTATATTTAATAAAATACTTAAACTTAAGTTTGATAAAAAAACTAAATTTGAGAAATAAGTTCTGAGTATTTATTTTTAAGTATTGTTGGTGCAAAGTTGTTAAATCCTAAATCATAGGCCTGTTGTTTATAATTAGTTTTATCATTGACAGACATATATTTATCAATTGTTTGCGCTAACAAAACATTATTTGCCTCAAACAAATTAATTCTAACTTTTGTTCTAATTGTTCCTATCGGATCTGATTCAACCAACCAATCTTGTGGCAAGATCTGATTATTAGGTGAAACATTTGTCATAAAAACGGGAAGACCAGAAAGCAAAGCCTCATTCATTGGTAAACATAGTCCTGCATATCGTCTTGGCAATACCATAGCGTCAAAGCCGTTATACATGTCTTCCCTGTTTTCTGGGTTACCAATTTCAATCTTTAGCCTTGAATCTGTTACGTTAGTTGTTATTTCGCTTTGACTTTTAATAACTAATTCATAATCTGCCTTAGAGTGCTTTAGCATATTTATTACGGTTTCAGTACCGTTTCTATCTTTTGCTGCCTTCTTTCCAGCAATGTGTAATAGTCTATTGTGTGATTTAGAGATATTATTATTTTTTGCAGTTGCAAATAACTCAGGAGTGGTTGGAGGTGGAAGATGAATTACCTTTGTTCTATCTCCAAACATACTTTGAATTGTTTCAATTTGCCATAAACTAGGCGACAACAATACAGTTGGTAATGGTAATTCTGGGTTTGCTAAGTGACCAAACAATTCATAGTTATACTGCAGAATGGTTTTTACTCCACGTCTGTTTGCAAACCTTACAAAGTTTTGATCATAAAAAGTTTCACAACTTAATACAATGTCTACATCTCCTAAAAACATCTTCATTTGTTGAACAGATGGAAAACCTTGTGTCTTAATACAACTGTATCTTTCATACCACTCTGGATGCTGTTTGTTGTTATTAAACGGGGTAGAGTCAATTAAAAGAATCTTATCAGGACTAAGCATATTAACTAACTCTCTAGTCTGATTACCAAGGCCAGTGTTGTCTGATCTTGCTATGATTCCTAGTCTCATTCTTTATACCCCCAAGTTGCATCATCAGAAGTATACTTTCTTGTTCCTTGACGACCATCTAAGTGATAAGAGCGTTTGATATTGCCTTCAGGATGATAAATCCAAAGTTTGTGCATATCCCATCCTTCTTGATTAAATACTTCATATGGAGATATATCATCTTGAATTGCTCCATGAAATGTATCTTCTATAAAAAATTTATCTTTACATCTTGGAAGCACAATGTCTTTATAATATTTTTTTCTACTTAGGTGTGGTCGCTGACTCCATTGTATGGTTTTCATAAAACCATCTTCTAATCCAAACATTAGATGTTCATGCTCTTTTGGTATAAAGGATTCATAATGAAAACGAATAGTGTTTGCTTTATTGTATTCAAACATGTCTAAGCACTTATCCCAGTCTATTGGCACATCTGGAGTTAAGGGAGCATCGCCTTCAACATAAAGCAATAATGGTGTTTTAACTTCAGCAATTGTTTGACGCATCATGTTAGTTTGATGACTATGTTCTTTAAATATAAAAGGAAGTATGTTCTTATCTTCATGTAAACATTTCCATAAAATGCGATTTTTATATTCATCGTAATCTTTTTTACGATTTTGTTGTTCTTCTCTAAGACCATCTATTTGCATAATAATTTCGTTGTCTGGAAAATGAACACGAATATCACTAATGGTTTGATCTATCATTTTTGTGCTTGGGTGATCTGTAATTACAGAGGTAGCCATAACAATTGTTATATCTCTTTTATGCATTTACTTGCCTCATTAATTCATTAAACAAATCTCTTTTATATTTAATCCACCAACAAACTACTTGATGCATTTCAGATGTATAGTTATTTAATAATTCAGGCAACAAACCAGATAAGTTTTGCCAATTTTCAACAGTTTTTATTGAATGCTCACCTTGAAATAAAAAATTAAAAAAATTTGTGTTTTGCATTTTTGAATCTAACCTATCTCCTATAGGTAAACAAAGCATTTCAATTGCTTCATAAAATCTAAATGAATCAATAACCATTGCTCCACTAGGGCAAGGAACAATCTTTGATAAAAACATTTTATCGTAATATCGTTTTGGACTTAAGCCTTCTGCAAAACCAGCAGTTGGATTGTAAAAAGAATTTGGTATTTCAGGCATAACAGTTGCAAGTTCTTGCCTTCTTTGATGTGTTATTTGTCCTGAAAAAAATACATCATATGATTTATCTTGATACTCTGGTAAATTATTTGATAAGTGTTGTGGAACACCTAACGCCAATTTATTATATTGTGAATGTTTTCTGTGCGGGTATTGAATCCAAATTTCAATATTGCCATGTTCTATCTTATCAACCTTAAAGGTAGCACTTTCATCTCCAGTAATAAATAAAACTACCCTGCCTATTTTACTTAACTCTTCAGATATTTGATCTTCAAAGTCTACATTTTGTGGTCCAGGAATGACAACAAAGGCTCTATCTACATTAGGCAAAGTTGTCACTCTGTCTGGTTTAATCTTGTTTTTATTAAAA